TAAACAGAACCTTTCTTTTTAGGTGCTACACAACCTCCAGAACGCACACGCTTAATGGTTGAACGAACACCACTTGGATAATAACTTTTTGTGCTAGTTGGTGCTGAATTAGGTAGATTTACTTTATAAGCAGTTTGACCTACAGCATTTGCCTTAACTATATTTACATACATAGAAGAAGTAATTGGTGGTATATAATTTGTATGACTTGAAACAGGTACTTGTCTTTGTGATGAATTAATTACATATGACTGAGGAACTGATAATTTTCCTAAAGCTATTTGATTGGCTTTGACAGTTTGACTAATAGCTGTTCTTAAATATTGCTTTCTCATGTTTGAATTCATCTCAGCATAAACAGGTTCTTGCATAGGATAGAATTGTGGAGGTGTAGGTCTTATACCTGTTAATATGCCATAACTATGGTAAGGAATTTGACATGGAGTTTGATTTGTGCTTAATGGTCCAGTTATTGGGGCATTTACATAATTATCATAAGATACAGAACCTATATTTGTTGATACAGCGTATGGAGTTGTCATTATATATATCAAAATATATTTTATTTAATAGCAACAAATGTAAAATAACTGAAGGCTAACCCTGAAAATAGCATAGTAACTCCATTAACAATATTTATTCTATTATAATTACTATCATTTATATTATTATAATGTGTTTGTATACGATTTATATTATTTAAGGCTGTTGAAAATAAAAACACAGAACCGCAAAGTGCACCAGAGAGAATAATTGTTTTTTCTATTGATGATAACATGATATAAAATTATATGTCGTTATTTTTATATCATTTATTTAATAATATTGAGCCTTATAAGGGTTATAATGAGGTGGAGGTGGAACGTATCCATATCGTCTATAATAGTGAGGTGGTTCTCTTACAACAACTGTTTTAGAAGTAGTAGTTGTAGGTTGGTACATTCTGCTATGCATAATTCCTAAAAATATCAAAACAAGAAGAGCAATAACCAAAATATTTGATTTATCCATTTATATATTTATCTTATATTTTTTATTGCGTTGATATTATTTTTAACATTATTTGGCATTCCACAAAATAAACACAATTGAACTAATGTGTTTGCGTCAACCATTAGATTATTATTTTTCTTACATTTACAACATTTAAAGATTCCTTGCAGTTGACAAATTTGATGATGATTAAAATCAGTTTTTTGATATAATATTTGAAGTCTATTATTATTCATATATTATAATAAATATATTAAAGATATTTGAAGTATGTATTTAAAATGAAACGATTTTTGAATAAAGAAATAAGTAGAAATGTTGAAAAATTATGCGTTAATTGCAAATATTTTATTGGACATTATCCAGATTACCCGGATGAACCAATTAATCACAATGATTATGGTAAATGTAAATTATTTGGAGAGATGAGTTTAATTACTGGAAAAACTGAATATGATTTTGCTAAATTTGTTCGTAAAAATGAATCTCAATGTGGTGAAACCGGTAAATTATTTGTTAGGGATGACGTCAAGAAGTAGATTTAATAACGTCTAATAGCTCTGATAGCAGATTGACTAGAATTATATTGGTCACCACCGTAAGTAAGGTCATTATAGTTCTTATTGACAGCCTTTTGCTTCAAGTATGTAACATAGTCTGAACTATCATAAACATACTTAACGTTACATGCTGCAGCAGGAATATTGTTGATTAACTGGAGAGAATTATAAGCGGCAGATGGAACACAAGTATCTTGGACTGCACCAAAATGATTTCTTAGACCTCTAAGACCGGGTCTGCTTTGAAATGACTGACAAGTACCACCACAAGAGTAATTTTCACGACTTAATAAATCACCAGCATTATTAACAGCTCTAAATGGTGTAGTGATTGGTTGCTTCAAATTGTCGCGTCTTAATTGACTTGGATAAGTTGTATTCCATGCATTCTTTAAAGTAAAACGAATTTGTTCAAATTCGGGATAACGTTTATCTACATTTTGTGTTTGTTGTGGCATATAACCTCTTATAGCACCTCCTGAGTTTTCTGGTCTAACTACTAAAAATTGGAATGCTACATTGCTTCCATTTATTGGGCTAGTATATCCTACAGATGTCGACATTTATATAATACACTAGTAAAAAAACTTTTTAAATAATGTCTCTAAACTTTCATAGAGAGAATAAAATATCAAAATAGTATATAATGTTCAATTTTTTGATGTTAGTTAGTGCTATTGTTTTTATTGCAATAGATTTCGTATACTTAAATGTTATGAAAGGTTATTTTGATAATCAAATTAAATCTATACAAGGTTCTCCAATTAAAATGAATTATTTAGGAGCTGCAATATGCTATATATTGTTAATTGTTGGTATTAATTATTTTATTATTAAGCCACGTAAATCTGTTAGTGATGCATTCCTGTTGGGTATTGTTATTTATGGTGTTTATGAAACAACTAATTATGCGCTATTAAAGAACTGGTCAATTCTTACTGTAATTATTGACACATTATGGGGTGGTTTACTCTTCGCTGCTACAACATATTTAGTTAATTTATTACGCTAAATAAGTTAACCAAATGTATGTTCGATTTAACCAAAAGTATTTTCAATTTAATAATTAATCATATAAGGAACAAAATAAACGGATGTTATTAGTAAAATGATATTAGCATTCAAGCTATAACTAGCAAAATACGCACTTAATAAACAAGATATTGCCATCATAAAGCTGTCACCTAAAATAGCTCCTATGCCAACTTCCTTTGCATATTCCTTAAAGAAGTCTAACATTGAATTATAACCATAAGGTAATGAACTAAATAACCAATAGAATAATATGTCATGAATGATTTGTATACAAACGGCTAAAATTGTGAACTTCCAAATATTAAACGAATCAAAAAAGAATTTATAAAAAAATCTAGAGAGAATAATACCAATTACAAGTATTAAAACATCAGCTATAACAGCACCTAATTGATATTTTTTATACCATTTTTTAAGATAATTTGATTTAAAAATGTTATGAAAAACTAAAAAAATAATAATTAAATCTGCATTTATACATCCATTAAGTATTGGTAAATAGTCGTTTACATTATTAAAATTTGAAATATCTTTAATAAGAGACATCTATATATTTTATTAATATTTTTTTTATCCCTCAGTAATCAAACGAGGAGCAATATTCATTGTATTCAATTCTTGGAATAAAAGCTTGCAAGCATAAGGAATTTCTACATAAGCGAAGTCTGAACGATTTCCACAAGTATGACATAAATGAATATGCATTTTGTTATTATAAGAAGCAATTAGACCACATTTCTTACAAGTGTATACTTGATATTTATCAGATGCATCGTACATTCTTCCTCTGGTAAATCTTGCCGCACCATGAGACACCATACAATCTCTTTCCATCTCACCAAATCTAAGACCACCATCGCGACTTCTACCTTCGGCAGGTTGGCGAGTAAGATTAACCATTGGACCAATGGAACGACTGTGAGCCTTATCATTAACCATGTGCTTAAGTCTTTGGTAAAAGACTGGACCCATAAATACACTACATTCGACTTGTTCTCCAGTTAATCCACTGTATAATAATTCATTACCGTGTGCTTCATATCCAGCCTTGATAAGAAGGTCGCAAATATCTTTAACATCAAAGTCACCAAATGCTGTGCCGTCTCCAAATAATCCAAGCTCGACTAAAACCTTACCAAGAACAGTTTCTTTAAGCTGACCAATAGTCATACGAGATGGAATAGCATGTGGATTGATGATGATGTCTGGTCTCACACCGTTAGAAGTGTAAGGCATATCACATTCCGGAATAATATTACCTACAGTACCTTTTTGTCCATGTCTCGATGAGAACTTGTCGCCAATTACCGGCTTTCTTACAGTTCTTAGTCGAACTTTTGCAAAATTGTAACCTTCTCCATTTCTATCAATATAATTTTTATCAATGTAGGTTTCCTCAGCTGTCTTATAAATCTTACTCTGGTCTTCATATTTGATAACTTTTGTATGGTCATTTCTATTTTCCTTAATCGGAACAACTTTTGTAATAATCATATCGCGATTTTCGACTAGAGTATTTTCTGGAATAACACCTTTTGAGTTAACTTTATTATAATTACCCATCTTCAATCCTTTGGTCTTTGTTGGGTCAGGTTTGCATCTGATTTCTTCATCACCATTAATCTTTTGCTTATCTTCATCCTTCTCAGTATGATAAACTGTAACAAGCGCCATTCCTCTATCAACTGAACCCTTATTAATAAGCAATGAATCTTCTTGATTGTAACCAGTGTGAGTCATAATGGCTACAATAAGTTGAGAACCAGAAGGAATTTTATTTAAGTTAATTAAATCCATAATACGCGTCTCAACTAATGGTCTCATTGGATAGTTGAGAATATACGCAGTCTTATCCATTCTGTTCTCATAATTGGTAACATATACACCCATGGCTTGTTTACCTTGTGCACATTGATATGTGTTTCTAGGAGATTGATTATGCTCAGGAAATGGAATACAAGATGCAAGAACGCCAAACATAGTTGATGGATGAATTTCGCAATGTGTAAATCTCTTTAACGCATTTTCTGGATTAATTAAATCCTTAGGCTTAGTAGCAATCATAGACCAACTTTGTTCTTCAGGGTCGATATATTCAAGAACTGCTTCATCTAGTTTTGATGAAGTAAGAAGATTATCCCAATTATATTCGCCATTTTGTAAATTTCTCATAATTAAATCATTAATCAAAATATTTCTATTTTTAACTCTTAATAATGGTCTGGTTAATCTTCCACTATCGTTACAAACTCTAATCTCTTTTAATTTATAATCAAATACTACTGAAGTATAAATATTAATAATACCCTTATGCTTTTTATCCTTTAGTGAAATATATAATTCTTCAGGATTTAAAGTAATACCTACCCAGGCTCCATTAATAAACACTTTAACTTTATCATAAATAAATTCGGTTGTTAATTCAGGGTCATCAATTTTAATAATGCTTGGTAGAATATATTCATACAATGGTAATGAATTAGAATAAATAGTCATATGAGTCATATAACTAATATTTTTTACAACACCTACCGATTGACCTTCTGGAGTTTCAGCAGGACATAAGAATCCCCAAGTAGTATTATGCAATTTACGAGGTGGAATTAATTTGCCACTCTTATCTGTTGGTGTAGAAATTCTTCGAGCGTGACTTAAACTAGATACATAATTCAATCGATTATATACTTGAGCAACACCAACTTTATTTGAATTGCTGTGCTTAATACCAAAATCTCCAGTAGATAGTGCACGTTTGATACCGTTTTCAATAGTAGTAGATTTGATAATCTTATAAATATTTGTAAGATTAATGATGTTTTCATAATCATCCTTTGACCTCCAAGAGCCTGTATTAATTTCACGGATGATTTGTTTTTCCATGTCTTTAACTAGCTTGTTAAAATAATTTCTATATAAATTATTAAGTAATGTACCAGTTCCATCAACGCGTTTATTAATATAAGAATCTCTGTCATCTTGCTTTATAATATCAAAATAGGCCATTAATAGCTTATTTGCCATGTAACCTAGGAAGTATATTTTTTGCTCCATACTATGACAATGAGGAAACAAATCATTATTAAGAATATCTAAGGTAAATTCGTGTTTCTTTTTGGCACCCGTTTCCTTGTCCATATTAATAGGGGTATACATAGCAAAACTTGTAATGCACTTAATGCATTCTTCTTGGGTTAAATGTTTATCTGCTTCAATAACAGATGCTTGTAATGCCTCCAATAATTGTTTATTTTTGCTATCCTCAATATTCAGGAGAATTTTCTCGCAAATTTCCTTATCAGTTATAACGCCTAATGCTCTGAAAACAATAAATAATGGAATAGGTTGTTTTACTCGAGGAATTTCAAGCACAATTGGAAACCCAAAACCATTATTTTTTGAGCTGAGTAACATTGATATTTGCTTAGGCGAAATGCATTTATAATCGGGGACAGATTTTATTTCTGCTTTCCATAAATACTTGGTATCATTTTTTTCAATATTAAAACAATACACGCGATTTTCAGCAGCGCGTTCTTGTCCCAATACAGTTTTCTCTGACCCATTAATAATAAAGTATCCACCAGCATCGAATTTACATTCGCCAGTTTGCGAGTTATCAAAATGTTTATATTGATTCAATACACAAATATTTGACTTCAACATAATTGGTAATTTGCCAATGTGAACTCGTGGGATAGTCTTATACATAATTTGTGTATTTTCAAGATTAGGACCAGTTCTTACGATATACTTGATGTTAATATCAATAGTAGTTGATGCTGCATAAGTAAAATTTCTAAGACGAGCTTCTTGAGGAAACATCAATTTGATAGCACCATTATTTTCATGGATTTGTGGTCTATAAATGTTGAAGTTTTCGAAAGTAATGAAAATCTCAAGAGCATATTTTTTAGACGTAGCATCATAATCTTGCTCAGATGCAATATGAACAGGATTAAACATTTCTATAGTTTTTGTAATCTGGTATCCTACAAAATTATTATAAGATTCCAATTGATGTCTTACGAATCTTTCAAGTTGTTGACCTTTAAAATACGACTCAATAATATTAAATGGTGTTTCAATATAAGGTTCATTTTCAATATCAAACACCTCCTTAACACCTTCCGAAATATTAGCTGAACTCATTGTTGTGGTTTGGTTATCGATTGTATTTGACATCATTTTTTCGGTTATTTATTATCTCAATTTCTTTTTAAATTGTTTTGATAATATATTTAATCAAGGCTATTTTAAACATATTATTGATTCATTATTTATTGATAATATTAAAAAACTTATTTTTCCACACTAGAAACGCTATGCCAAACAGCATGAGAACTACTAGTTGAGCTTTTGGATTTAGATTTAGATGCACTTCTCTCTAATGGTTCTCTAAATGTTATGCGATTTGTTTGTCTTCTGCTTTTAATTGAGCTTTTCTTTGGCATTCTCGATGAAACTCTTTTAGTTGCACTTTTCTTTGGTGAAGGTTGACTAATACTCTTACTGCTACTTTTGCTACTAGAATCCCATGGATTACCATACATTTTACGGAGAGACTCTCTTCTGCGCTGTCTGCGTGAACGAACACTACTTTTCATTTATATATAAATACTAATAAAATAATATAAATGAATTATGCTATATTCAAATAATGTCTAATAGACGAAAAAATACAAAGGATCCTACGAGAATTGACAATTACAATAAATTTTTAACTACATTAGATAATCCTCCAAGAAAAGAGAGTAAATTTGACGAAATTAGAAGAAAAATGCCTGACGAGGATAGTATTAAGAGAGAAATTGACAAAATTATTGAAAATATTCATAATAATTTTAATTTAAACAACATGTCATCTAGCAATTTTACAGGCCAAACAAATAATGATATCGCATCATCATTTATTGAACCTAATGATCCAAATTTGTATATTAATTATTTAAATAAAAATTTAAATATTAAAATTTATAAAGCTGTTACACCAAACCAATATCCATCTCCAAACAAAAAAGAAGAAGAGCCAAATGTGGTAATCAGAGAAACTATAGATATTGATGTAGAAATTAATAATATTGCAGATTTATTAAAATTAATTGATACTTATAAGTCTGACCCTGCTATTAAATATAATATTAATATGAAAGCATTACATGAAATTAAAGAACCTCTTGAAGAATTAAATAATATGATTGGGATGAAAGATTTGAAGAATAATATAGTTGACCAAATTTTATATTTTGTTCAGGAACTTCATAAAAATAAAGATTCAACAGGAGAATTTTTACATACTGTTATTTATGGTCCACCCGGAACAGGTAAAACAGAAATTGCAAAAATAATGGGTAAAATTTATAGCAAAATCGGTATTCTCTCTAAGGGAACATTTAAAAAGGTTACTCGAAGTGATTTGGTTGCTGGTTACTTAGGTCAAACAGCTCTAAAAACACGTGATGTTATTAAGGAATCATTGGGAGGTGTTTTGTTTATTGATGAAGCATATTCTCTCGGCAATCCAGAAAAGAGGGATAGTTTTTCAAAAGAATGTATTGATACATTATGCGAAGCTCTAAGTGATAATAAAGAAAATTTGATGGTAATTATAGCCGGATATGAAAAGGAATTAAAAGAATGTTTTTTCTCGTTTAACCAAGGTCTTGATTCAAGATTTACATGGAGATTTAAAACGGATGACTACACACATGAAGACTTGCATAAAATATTTTTAAAGAAAGTCAAAGATATTGGTTGGGAAATTGACGATAGTTCAAATATTTCATCTGATTGGTTTAAAAAGAATAAAGATTGTTTTAAATTTTATGGTCGCGATATCGAAACATTATTGAGTAAAACAAAAATAGCTCATAGTCGAAGAGTATTTTGTCGTCCTGAATCAGAAAAGAAAAAATTAACTGTAAAAGATTTAGATAAAGGTTTTGAGATATATTTAAAAAATGATGAAATAAAGAATAAGAGGGAAGAAGAAGAGAAGAAACGTTACTTATATAATACACTTTATAGTTAATGTGTAAATATTACTTAATTATTTTTATTTGATATAATAATAGATGTCAAATAAAACTATTTCAATAAACCCTTCATTATTTAGTTTAGGTGGGTCAAAAACAAAAAAAAATAGAGAGAAAAAAATAAAACCAACTGCTGTACCTATTATATCTCCAAATGTTTTAAAAAATAAACTTCTTAAGAGAATTAAAGAACACAAACAGAGAGAAACACAAGATTTAGACAACAATAAAAAAAAATTACAACCGAAAATAGACAATCCAACTCCATCAAAAAATAACGAAACGCTAAATTTTACTGATGAATTTAATGACTCGATAAATTATTTGCAGACGTTATCAAAACAGAAGCGTATTAATGATGAAAAGAAAAATTATGAAATTCAAAAACAAAGACAAAAAGAAGAATTAGAGAGAAGAACTATAAGAAACTATCATTCTATTGGAGAAAATATCCAAACCCCAGTGATTAATATAGATTTACCTGATGAATTGTTACAACCTACTATTCAAGCACCAATTATTTCAGAACCTTATAAAATAAATGCTCCTTATAAAGGAGGTGATGTTCCATATGGCGTTCTTAAAGGCGGATCAAAACCTAGTTATCGCGAATGGTGTAAAACACAAAGAAATAATATAGTGACAAATCCAAATGCGTCTTTAATAATTGAGGGTGGTAGTTTTTCCTCTGAAAAAACAGCTAGAGAGAACAGATTGAATTTATTAAAAGAAAAAATAAGACAAAAAGAATTATCAGAAAAGAAAGACCCATTATTAAGTGAAAATTTAATTAAAAAACCTATAGCAAGTGAAGTGCTAATACCGCCAGTTGTTTCGCCATCTGTTAAACCTCAAATAATTTCATCAGAGCCAAATATTCAACAAACTCAAGATATTCAAACAGCTGGTGAACAAATTATTGCAACAAAACATATAACAAAAAAGACAATTAAGAGAAAATATACATTAGGTAAGTCCGATATGAAGCAAAAAGTAGCCGTACTAATTAAAGATAGAGGAACAAGAAAGAAAATATTAACTGCACAAAAAGAATTGAAACGTAGAAATATAAATGATATTAAAGAATATTTGAGAGACCACAATTTAATAAAAGCAGGAAGCAGTGCACCGAATGATGTATTGAGAAAGCTATATGAGGCAGCTATGTTATCAGGAGAGATTACAAATAGTAATTCGGATACGTTATTACATAATTTTACAAAAGAAGATAAAGCGTTATAAAATTTAATCTAAATATAATTTATGAATACCGACCCATTTTACAAATTTCCTGAAAATACTAAAATTTTTTTAAAAAATCTTGAGGAATTTACAAACCATAAAATATATTATTTTGGAAGTTCAAGAAGATTAGATTATATTCAGGGTTGTGATATAGATATTGCTATGTTTACAGATAATACTGCTTCGTTAATTACACAAATAATTGGATTTTTAAATACAAGTAATGAGTTTAAACAATTTGTTCATACACAAAATAATATTCTTGTAAACGGATATAAATTAATATACAAAAATAATGATATAGATATCGAATTAGTTGTATATGATAATAAATTTAAAAATATTATGTTGGATTTTTATGAAAAATCTGCCAATATGCCTTTATTATTATCAATTACCTTATTAATACTAAAATATATGAATCGTTTAAATATACTTAATGGAAGGACTTATTATAAAATTAAAGTATTTCTAATAAATAATTTAACATATTCAAATAAATTAGTTGTTCTTAATTAAAATATATACTTATTTTAATATGGGTGATATTAAAAAGAAACTAACACAAAATGAAGAGGTATTTTTTGAAAATTTATCTCTCTATATCGATAAAGAAATTTATTTTTATGGAAGTATTCAGCGTCCAGATTATGTAAAAGGTAAAAGTGATATAGATTTTGATATTTTTACAGACAACGAGTCTAGTACAATTCAAAAATTATGCAACTTTTTAAACATAAAACGAAGCGTTTTTTCAAAAATTGTTTATAAGATAGATAATACAATGATTTATGGTTTTAAAACAAAATATAAAGATGAAGCAAACAAAATAAATGTAGAAATATCTGTTTATAATGATAAATATAAAAATATAGTATTATATGACCATAATAACGGTCGTTATTTACCATTTTATATAACTATCGCTTTTATTATTATTAAATTCTTTTATTATACCCTTGGCATTATGCCAGATAAATTGTATAAACAATGCAAACAATTCTTAATGAATTCTGACGACAAAATAAAATTTATTATAATGGACAATTAATAAAGTATTTACAATATTATGAAATCATATAAAGACTTCATAATATATTATAATATGTCGTTGGTAAAGGAATATTTTGACCTAACAAAACGTTTCCAAGATGAATATGGAGAGAATACCATATTACTAATGCAGGTTGGTGCATTTTTTGAGGTTTATGGGATTAATGACAAGGATACGCAAACCATAATAGGTAGTAAAATCCAAGACTTCTCTCAAATATGCGAGCTAAATATTGTCGACAAAAATACATGTGTTGGTGAGAGCGGAGTAATGATGGCTGGATTTAAGGATATTCAAATAGAGAGATATATCAAGAAAATCCAAGATGCTGGATTCACAGCAGTTGTATATGCTCAAGATGAAAATATGAAAAATACAACACGTAGTTTAGCTGGCATTTTCTCTCCAGGAACATATTTTCATAGTGAATCACAAAGTCTGACAAATTCCACAACATGTATTTGGATTGATTATATTGAGAATAAAGTGTTGTTGAAAGGTAAATATGTAGTTGTTGGTATTTCAAATATTGATATCTATACTGGAAAGACAACTATGTTTCAATTTAAGGAAATTTATGTAAATAATCCAACTACATATGATGAGTTAGAGAGATTTATTTCCATTTATAATCCAAGCGAGGTTATTTTGATTTCTAATTTACCAGAAGAAAAAGAGATGGATTATATCATTAGTTATGCTGGTATATCGTGCAGTCTAATTCACAAAATAAATTTGAACCAAACAAACTTTCTAACAAAATCAAAAGCCACAAATGTCAAGAACTGTGAAAAACAAGCTTATCAAAGAGAGATTCTATCTAAATTTTATAATTTTGATAATTTTGATGTATTTATTCAGAATTTTAATGACAATAATATTGCAACTCAATCACTGTGTTATTTATTAGACTTTATTTATCAACATAATCCACAATTGGTTAACAAAATTTCAGAACCAATATTTGAAAGTACATCTAAACGACTAACTTTAGCTAATCATTCACTCAAACAATTAAATATAATTAATGATGGGAATGTCAAACCAACTAAGTATTCATGTGTATCGGAAATGTTGAATAATTGTTTGACTCCAATGGGAAAGCGCAGATTTTTATATAATATTTTAAATCCAATTTGCGATGAAGATGACTTGAATCGTGAGTATAATATCACAGAGTATATTTTAAATAACTTTAGCCTTTTTGATAAGGAATTTAAACATAAGTTAACCAATATAAAAGATTTATCGAAATATGAACGTCAATTATTTCTTAAAAAGATTCCTCCAAAATCATTTACTACATTATACAATAATCTAAATTGCATTTTGGATATATTCAATTTCATTAAAGGCGACACAATAATTATTGACTATTTAAAAACAAGCGATGCAAATATATTAGATATTGGTAATAAATGTAAGTTATTAATCGACTTTTTAGATGAAAATATAGATATTCAACTAGCAAAAGATATAGATATATGTCAGCAATTTGAAGTTAATTTTATAAAACAATCGGTTGATGCAGAATTAGATAAAAAATCAGAATTGTTAAAAGATTCTGAGGCTGGATTAGAAGCCATAAGATTGTATTTGAGCAATTTAATAGAAAATAAAGAAAAAAAGACATCAAAAACTTCTGATTTTGTTAAAACACATGAAACTGAAAAGAATAATTATAGTCTAGTTAGCACCAGTAGAAGATGTAAGATTTTGCAAGATGCATTACCAAGTGCGTCGACAAATGTGACATTGCATACAACAAACAATAAAACTATCTCATTTACAATTTCAAAAAATCAATTTAGTTATGAAAAGCAGTCATCTTCTAATAATTATATTACTGATATTCAAATTAATTCTCTCTGTAAGAATATTTCATCAAGTAAAATATCAATGAAAGACCAGATAACCTTAGTTTATAACAGAATAGTTGAACAATTTGGTTCTTTCCAAAAAGAGATGGAGAGAATAATTCATTTTATTACTTTAATTGATATAATTTATACAAAAGCGTCGATTGCAAAGAAATTTAATTATTGTAAGCCATCTATTGTCGACGCAGAAAAATCATTTGTAAATGCAAAAGGATTACGTCATTGTTTAATTGAACAATTTAACTTAAATGAATTATATATTACAAATGATATTTCTCTCGGCGATGGAGAAACAGATGGTATTTTATTGTTTGGGACCAATGCAGTAGGTAAGACGACTATCATAAGAGCATTAGGTGTTTCTATAATTATGGCTCAAGCTGGACTATATGTTCCTTGTTCTGAGTTTCAATTCAAGCCATATAAAAGTATATTTACACGTATAATTGGTAACGATAACATCTTCAAAGGGCTGTCAACATTTGAAGTCGAAATGTCGGAACTTCGCACCATTTTACGTCTCATGGATGAAAATAGTTTAGTATTAGGCGACGAATTATGCTCTGGGACAGAAACAATAAGTGCAATTAGTATTTTTGTTGCAGGAATTCAGAGGCTATATGATGCAAAAAGTAGCTTTGTTTTTGCTACTCATTTACACGAAATAGTTGATTATGAAGAGGTTAGAGAAATGACAACTGTTCACCTTAAGCATATGGAAGTTATTTATAATAAAGAACAAGATGTGCTTGTTTATAATCGTAAATTAAAGGATGGTTCGGGTGCCAATGTTTATGGTCTTGAAGTGTGTAAGTCACTCAATCTACCATCAGACTTTTTAGAAGCTGCAAACCAAATTAGATTGAAGTATAATACAGATGGTAAAAGTATGCTTTCTTTAAAACAGTCACGTTATAATGCCAATAAAATAGTTAGTTTATGTGAAAAATGCGGTAAGAATATGGGAACTGAAGTACACCATTTACAGCATCAGGCAGATGCAAACGATGATGGAATAATCGCAACTGCAGACTCAGTATTTCATAAAAATAGTTTAGCAAATTTGATGACATTATGCGAGTCATGTCATGATGAGATACATAGAAAAGGAAGTAAGCAAAAAAAGGTTAGAACATCAAAGGGACAGAAATTGCTAGAAATTTAAATATTGTATTAATGTATATAATTATGGAATCAATAATTACAAATTATAGTCCTATTTCAGCAAAAGGAGGAAGACGTCGTAACAAAGCAGGGCGAGCCTTAGGAAGTAGAAAAAATCGTACTAGAAAACATAGAAGAAGTAATAAATCAAGGACTAGAAGACACTATTAAACAATTTTTAAATTATAAAATAAGTTAATTTATAATTTAATATCTACGTGATTTATTTCTTCTATTTTTTCTTCTTTTATGTGTTCGTTTTCCTAAGGCTCGCCCTGCTTTGTTACCACCTCTTCCGCCAAATTTTGCTCCAGGACAACTTAAATCAGGCATTATTTGATTGTTAAATGGATTAACAATTTGACCTTTTTGTGGACATAAATTACCTTGTAAAGGAACCATTTGTTGGATTAAAGTATTGAATGCTTGCATTGTCATTCTTCTATCTTCAGCAACTTCACCTCCAATTTTAACTAATGGTTTTGATGGAGTTAATTTGCTTAAAAATGAAGTTGAGCTTTTTTGAGGAGTTGTCGGAGTTGTTGTAGGAGTTGTTGTAGGAGTTGCAGAAGATTTTTTTGTAAACATATCAAAAAATCCACCACCAGCTACTGGAGGAGATTCTGTTAATTGAGATGTATTTATTTGTGTTGGTTTATTTAATTCTGCTTCCTCAATTACATCAACATTTGTAGGTTTCTCTCTAGCTTTATTGACATTAAAGAATATTGCTGAGTAGTTTCCATTTGAACCAGTCACAAGTCTACATACAGTTGATTTATCTGTATCGCGAGAAACTTCCTGAGCAACACCAATTCCCTTAAAAAACTTTGGAATATCAACTGCTTTTGTATACATAATATCTAGATAAATCGTATGTGATAATGCATTTGGAACATATGCACGAGTCTTGTAATTCTGACAATCTAAATTACTTGAATAGTTAACATTTGGTAAAGGTCTCATGTTCAAAGTAGCATTACAATCCTCTGATACTTCCATACGCATTGTGCTATCATCAGAACAAGGATGTTGAAAACCTGTTTTTGGAGGTAAAGCTGGAACAGGGTCTCCTCTAGTAGTGATTCTTAAAAACAAAATCTTTTTTTGTGAAGCAAAATTGCAAAACTTTTTGGCAACGGAACTTCCCATACAACGAGGAGCACCTAAACTTACACAAACAATATTATCTGCTAATACATTATACGGAGATGCATTATATGGAGCAGTCTTTTTTATTCCCATCCACAAATAAGCAAAATTTGTACACATAGCACCTCCTAATGAGTGACCTGTTGTAAAAATCTTAACCGAATTAGGTTGGGTTGCACCTAAGAAATCTGTGGCAAGATAACGCATAGCTTCTATAATAGTATGTATCATTTCTGTTGTTGGTTTAAAAATACCATATAAGAATTGCTCTGGTTTCCCTTGAGAATCCTTACAAACTGTTAATGGAACAACTGACGTAGGTTTGCTATAGAGAGAAGCTGTTTTTGCACTATAAGTTCCTCTAAAAATTAAAAATATTGTATTAGGCATTCTTTTATCAGCAACTACATAAATCTCTCCATAGTTTGACCAACCAATCGAAATATATTTCACCGAATCAGAAGGTGTTGGTGTACCTGGAACTGGAAATTGTGTATTGCCGGCTACATCACCGTTAATTATATTTATATTTTGTGGCATATTAAGACCTATAAAATCAATAAAATTTTTACCTTTGTATTGATATTCATAATTTGCAAAAATATCGTTAGAATCTTTATTTAAGCCAAAAATAGTTTGATCATCTAATAAATTAGCTAAATTAGATGGATTTACAGAATTAATACCTTGCAGAATTCTAGGTTGAATAACAGGTCCCACAATAGAATTATAACTTGTTAAAAATTTATTATCATCCATATAAGCTAATCTTGCTAATGTTGCACCAAGAAATGATATAAAATGAACATCTCCATATTTATCAGCCTTTCTACTTAAATTACTTATTGTATTAAACATATATTATAATAAGAAAAATATTTAATGTCTGCGTGAATGTCTACGTCTAGTTCTACGTCCACCGGCTAATGAACGTGAACGACTAATTGAACGACGTTTTGTTCGTCTTCCTTTAGACATACCTTTTGCTATTGATTTGGCACCTTTAACGCCTAAATCTAGACCTGTTGCCATAGTTCCATAAACAGCTGAGACGCCTTTTTCGATAACTGGAATTGATGCACTAGCAACATTTTTAGCAGTAGAACCAACAGTTTTTAAACCTTTATTTACAACAGGCAATGTTTTACTAGCAGTTTTTGTAATTGATTTTACAACACTTGAGCGATGTCTACGCGATTTTCCCATTATAAAATAAGTATATAAAATATTTATTTATAATAGGATGGATATTAAATATATTCTAAAGATATTTATTGTGGTTTTTCTTATTCTCTCTTTAATCGCATTTATAAATTCAATTGGTTTAAATTTAAACGAACCTGATGTTCCAAAAAAGCTACTACAAGTTGTGACTATAGAGGGTCTAACACCTGCTTTATCTAGTTCAACTGCATTTTGTGATGTGAATAAAGGATATACACTTGAACAATCATGCAACAAATTAACCAAATATAACTGCGGATTAACGTCGTGTTGCGTTTGGACGAGTGACAACAAATGTAAAGCTGGAAATAAATCAGGTCCATTATTCAATTCAGATTCAAAAGGAAAGACACTTCCATTAGATTATTATTACTTTCAGAATAAATGTTATGGAGAGAAATGTCAAAATTAAACATTAAAACTCATTATAACAATACCACTTCCTCCATTTCCTCCATTTGAACCAGGAAAAGTATTCAAATATCCCGCTCCACCTCCACCTCCACCTCCACCTCCAGAATTATTTGCAGAACTATGGCCAGCCTCACCATCACCATCTCCACTGAATCCATAACCGCCAACACTACCTCCGTTAACAGCTGAACCGCCATTACCACCATCACCATTAACGGCACCTCCACCACCTCCACCACCATTTCCACCATACCCAATTGTACCTCCGCCACCATTTCCACCATCTTGACCTTCACCACTAACACTATCAGTACCATTTCCACCGGCACCACCACCATTTGTTAAACCTCCTAACGCATTTAGAGATGGATCAGTTAAGATTGATGGTGAAATAGATGTCAAATTACCATTTGTAGCAGCATTAAAAGTAATTCCGTTAAAATAAGCACCTGTTCCTCCAGAACCGATGGATATATTGTATATTTGTCCTGTTTGATAAGTTAAATTTTGTTGAATAACCTGACCACCTCCGCCACCGTTTCCACCGTTTCCGCCAGAAATACCAAAAATAGGTGGAGTAGAATTTTCACCTCCAGCACCTCCTCCAACTAAGACGCAAGAAACTAGTCCAATGTTTTTATTGAATTGTATTGTACCATTTTCAGTAAATGTAATAATTGTATTATAATTTGAATCTGAAGATATAGTATAGGTTCCGCTTACTGTGTATGCAGGATAATAAATTATTGCAATCCCATCACTGCCAGTTCCGCCACTAATAGCATAATTAGCACTACTGTTTCCTCCGGCTCCTCCTCCACTTCCTACGTTATATTGATAATTATTAAAAGAAAAATCAAATCCAGGAAAAAATGATATACCATAACTTCCCAGGCCTCCACAACCACCTGTAAATTGTGTAAACGTAATACCATTTCTTGTTCCTACAAAACCGCCACCACCATAATAAGTGTTGGAAATTGGGGACCCTGATGAATTCCTACCTCCAGCACCGCCTCCACCTCCAAATAAAAATGAAGTACCTGTTCCATCCTGAAATATATAATTAAAGCCATCTTGACCATCTCCAGGATACGTTGGATTATAATTATTTTGTATATTTCCTTGATTAACATTTCCAGTTCCACCTGTTCCATATGCTGGACTAGAACTATTTGTTCCACCAGCGCCATATCCATTTTTAGCTGAACCACCACCACCATTTCCACCATTAACTGTTAAGGTTGTAAATCCAGCTGGACCACTTACAATCGTTTGACCACCTGTTTGACCATTACCAACACTTGATGAAGATGGATTTACTGGACCACCTTGTCCACCAGTTCCTACAGTTATTGTATATGTTCCAGCAGGCAAAGAAGCATAAGATTGTGAATAAAATACACCTCCAGCACCTCCTCCATTATAACCAAAACCTGAACCACCGCCACCGCCACCACCAATTAAAAGAATATTGGCATTAGGAACTGTACTCGGTAGAGTTAAAGAACCATTAATATTAAATATATTATATATATATCCAGTTGGAGTTGTAGATGCAGAAAAAGGGTTATAGTTTGAATTGACGTTATTCACTGAATTTTGAAAAATAGTACATAAATCAATACCATTCACTGAAAATCCAGTTATCTGTGCTTGTGGACTACTTCCATCCCATGGTTGAAATATATTGGACAAATCAACTCCGCCAGTACTATAATATGTAGTCTGATTTGTGCCAGTCTGTTTTGGTTTAAATATATATATTAAATCTTTACCATTAGCTGCAATATATCCTGTTTCACTCATTTATTTAATATAATAAAATAAAAAATTGATTATAATTTAAAAACATATTAGAATAATATAGTTAGATAATATAAGAGATGATAATCCCTGTTAAATGTTTTACTTGTGGTATGGTTCTTGCCGACAAATACAGATACTATCAAGCTGAAGTTCGTAAAAGAAAATTAGCAAAAAAAATTGGAACTGATTCAAATAATATTGATAAAGTTCTTTATTTAACAAAAGAATATCATGAAAAGACTGCAGAAGGTGAAGTGCTTGATGATTTAAATCTAAAAAAAATGTGTTGTCGCCGTCATTTCTTAACACATGTTGATATTGAATAATTTCTTAACATAATATATAGATGGCCAAAAAGACTTCGAGAAGAAAGCAAAAAGTTTACAATATGAGAGGTTGTTCAAAGACTCGTAAAAATTATTTAGGTGGAAGTGCAGATGCTCCTTTAGCATATACTGGGAAACCTACTTTTTCTATTCCAAATCCTAATTTAGCTTATACAGGCAAAGGTGGTGCCACTTGTGGTTTAAGTAATCCTCCAATGCCTCCATCCAATCCAAACGGAGGCAATCCTGCTTATCCACGCACTGACCCTACTACACCACCAAATGGTATTGCTTTTAGTAATGCATCACCACAAACAGGCGGTTGCGGTTGTGGAATGCCTATGATGACTGGTGGAGGAAAACGTAAAGGAGGTTGTGGACCACTTTGTGCTATGGGATTCATGGTTGGTGGTGTAAGACATAGAGTTGGTTGCAAATGTAGCAAATGTAAAAAGAGAATGATGAAGGGTGGAAATCCTGGCATCCCATATCCAAATGGTTTAGTGGGTTCTCCTTGGACATCAAGTGTAGGTGGATGGCCAGGAGTAGATGGCATACCTGGTAATCGTAATTTTTTCGAAAATAATACATATAATAATGATATTTCAAGACAGATGGTTGATGTAGGTGCAAACCCTCCATTTCTAAAAGGCGGTAAGCGAAAACAAAAAGGAGGAACATTGTCAAATTTTATGACTCAGGATTTGATTAATTTAGGAAGACAGTTTCAATTTGGAGTGGGAAGTGCGTATAATGCACTAGCTGGTTATGCAGCTCCTACTAATCCATTACCATGGAGGGACCAATTTCCAACCAGAACACCATTTAATCCAGCTACTATTTAATTTTTTTCTATTAATAATCTATAATGGCTACTTTTCCAAGAACATTAAAAGAACTATGTACTCCAGCAGCTCTTTATTTTATTATATCGATGATTGCATTAGTTATTGTTTTATTTCAAAATTTAGGTAATACTAACAGTTATAATGTTGGTGATTTCTCTTGTCGTGTTCCAAATACATTCTTAGTTTTTATTATTAAGTTTATTTACATTGTTTTCTGGACTTATGTTCTTAACTTAATATGCAAAGATGGACACGTTGGAATTTCTTGGCTCCTAGTTCTTCTTCCATGGATTCTTCTATTTGTAATTATGGGTTTATTAATGCTCAATATGTAAATAATATAAATTATTAATAAAATATATTTATAATTTATAGATGGTAAAAAAAATAAAAAATGGAATATCATATGAAACAAATGGTTGGAAATATATATCTATTTATGGAAAACCAAAAGAGAGAGGATATGCTTATGGGTATTTGTGCGCAGAAGATTTTAAGGAAATTCAAAAAATGTTAAAATTTCTAATGTATGAAGCATATGGTGTAGAATGGGAATATCTTATCGAAAAAATCTCAACTGACTTTAAACAATTAACTGAAAAAGATTTTACTGAATTTTATGAAGAAATGGAGGGAATAACAGAAGGATTAAATGCGGCTGGTTGTAAAACATCTATATCTGAAATTATAGCTTGGAATTTTTATATGTCAATTCCATATTGGTATTCGCTAGTATCAGATTCGAGACCAGGAAAAGAAGGTGGTGCTAAAGACCATTGTAGTGCTTTTATGGCTGTCGGTGACTGGACTGAAGATGGTAAAATAGTTTGTGCTCATAATTCTTTTACCGATTATATAGATGGTCAATACTCAAATATTATTGTAGATATTAAACCAGAAAAAGGTCACAGAATAATTATGCAAACTTCTCCTTGTTGGATTTGGAGTGGAACTGATTTTTTTGTTACATCTAAAGGTATTATTGGAACCGAAACAACCATTGGTGGATTTATGCCATATGAAAAAAAATATCCAATTGGATATAGAATTAGAAAAGCTATGCAATATGGTAATACATTAGATGAATATTGTGAAATACTTTTGCATGAAAATTCAGGTGATTATGCTAACTCATGGTTATTTGGTGATACTAATTCAAATGAAATTTTACGCATTGAATTAGGTCTTAAATATCATAATATAGAGAGAACTAAAAATGGTTTCTTTATTGGTTTCAACGCACCTTATGATGAACGTATTAGAAATATAGAATGCACTAATTCAGGATTTTATGATATTAGAAGACATCAGGGAGCAAGATTAGTACGTCTTGGAGATTTAATGGATGAACATAAAGGAAAAATCAATATAGAGATCGCAAAACAAATTATTGGAGACCATTATGACGTTTATCTAAAGAAAGAAAATAATCCATGTTCAAGAACAGTATGTTCTCATTATGATTTAGATGCAAGAGAATATATGTCTCAAGGAGATAGACCAAAACCATTCTCTCCACATGGAGCTATAGATGGAATTGTTTGCAGTACAGATCTTGCAAAAAAAATGTCATTTATTGGAAAATTTGGGTCTTCTTGTGATATAGGATTTGATAAAGATGAATTTTGTAAAAAACATAGACAATTTTATAAATTTTGCCCATATTTAAAATCTAGACCAGTCCAACCATGGACTGAATTTACAATAACTAATATTAAAAATAAATTTC